AATCACACCAGAAAAAGGCGAGAAAACAAAAGACTTCGTTGGTCGTTTTATGGGCAACAAGACAGCCGTAAAAGACTTTCCAGATACCAAGCAAAGGGCGGCAGTTGCCTACCAGACCTATCGTGATTCCAAGAAGAAGCAACGAAAAGAGGCTAGGCTTGAAGAAGATTCTACGGTTATTCCTAATGTTTATATCTTGAGCCAAGGGGAAGCACGAGGACACGATTTGTTTATAGACAAGACCTCTATTGAGAAGGCTTACGAGCTAATGTCTCAAGCCCCCAATGGCGTGAAGGTTAAGATGAATCACGGCTCTGGATTAGAGGCAGTTCTGGGCTTCGCTCGCAACCCTAGAATTGAAGGCGATAAGCTCTTGGCTGACCTTCACTTGCTCAAAAGTTCACCTCATTATGGCCTAGTAAAAGAAATGGCAAATGAAGCCCCCGACCAGTTTGGCGTTAGCCTTGCTTTCTTGAACGAGTCTGAAACTATTGGAGGCAAGGACTACATTCGCCCCCAGAGGATTGAATCTGCCGATCTAGTTTCTAGCCCTGCCAGTAACGAGAAGTTTAGAGACTTTCAAAGCAAAGATGTTGAGATGCTTGTTTTCGCAGTTGGAACAAAGTTCCGATGCTGGGAAGGTTACAAACCAGCAAAGGGAGTTCCGGCTTACGAATCTGGTTCTTGCGTAAAGGCAGAATCAAAATTGGCATATAATGCGGGAGGCGTGAGCATCCCTGCCGATTCACAAGCCGTTGTGGAACACGACCCAATACTTGACAATAAGGAGAATAAAAATATGGATAAGAAATATATGGACGAATTGAGCGAGCTTAAAGCCCGCCTAGAGGCTCTCGAAGCCGCTATGAAACCCGCAGACGAAGCCGCAGACCAAGCAGAAGATAAAGCTGAAGGTGCGCCAGTTGCCGATGTTCCTTCCCCCGAAGATAAGGTGAAGAAGGATGACACGCAGATGGCAGAGAAACTGAAAGCAGTTCTCACAGAGTTTGGCATTAAGCCCATCTCTGCTTCACCGGTTGTTGAAGCCCCTGCAAAGGTTGAACCCAAAACTTTTGAAGAACTCGTAGCCGCCCATAGCGATTACGGAACTTCAAAGCTCAAGGCTATGCAAGCCGTGATGCTATCTAACCCAACTGAATATGCCGAGGCAAAAAGCCGTGGCATTATCAAAATCTAACAAAAGGATAAACTAAAATGTCTACTCAAGTTGATAATGTTTTCCGTACATTCGGAACGGCCTCCGCTGTTTCGGCTTATCGGTTCGTTACCCCCGATACCACCACGGCGGGTTTCGTAAATGTTGCTGTTTCTGGTGCTAACAAAACCATTGGAGTAACTCAAGAAGATGCTCCCGCTGGTGGCTTCGTGACAGTCAAGATGCTCCACCCAACATTCTTCGCAACCGTCTCCGGGACGTGTGCAGTTGGTAACACGGTGTTCTTCGATGCGGCTGGCCAAGTGACTACGCTTGCGGCTAACTTGTCGACTGCTGGAATCGCTCTTGAAGCGGCTACGGCAACCTCGGCGGTTGTTGAAATCGCAATTCCATTGTTCTAAACAATAACAACAACAAACAAAGAAAGAATAATATAAAATGAGCTTTATTTCTGGTGGCACGACCATTCGTGCTGATATTAACCAAGCCCTCATCGAAGCACCCGCTCAAATCGGGTTGATTGGTGCGGACATTATGCCTCTCCTGCCGGTCTCGGCAAAGAGCGGTGTTTACCTAAAAGTGCAGACGGCTGATGCCGACCTCTTGAACGCTGATGCGGCCAAGCGGAACGCTGGTGCTGAATACGCTCGTGCGGTTCGGAAATTCACTTCCGATACCTACGATTGCCAAGAGACCGGCCTAGAGGAATTGTTGGATGATTCCTTCCGTTCGGATGCTTCACGCTTCTTCGCAATCGAGGCAGAAACAGCGAAGTTCTTGCTCCGTCAGGTTAAGCTCTCCCACGAAAAGCGGGTGGCTGACTTGCTCTGGGCGACAACGACTCCATTCACCACGGCTGACTTGAGTCCTACGGCCAACTACACCGAAGCTAACCTTGCGACCATCAACGCCCCTGCGGACGTTGCGGCTGGCAAGCTCGCCCTTAACAAGCTTGGTTACGAAGCCAATGCGGTGATTATGTCTGCCAACGTGTACGAGCGTGTTCGTCGGACGACCCTCTTGCAGAATCAATTCTACGGAGTTGTTTCTAATACGGGTGGGCGTTTGCTCGATGAGAAACAGATTGCACTCGCTTTCGGCGTGGACAATGTTTACATCGGACGTGCCGCTTACAACACAGCGAACAAGAACAAGAGCTACTCCGGCTCGTTCATCATCCCAGACAGCAAGATCGTTGTTGCCAATGTCTCTGGCGGTCAGTTCACCGCTGGTGGATTGGGACGCACCTTGGTCTGGTCGGATGATGCTCCCGGTGGCTTCGTTTCTGAAAGCTATCGTGACGAAGCTCGTCGCTCGAATGTTCTCCGTGTTCGTATGAACACAGCCGAGAAAGTCATTGATGCGAACGCCGCTGTTCGTATCACCACGACTTACAGCTAAAAACTTGGTTGGTTGTTTCCTCCGAAATGGGGGGAGGGCGAAAGCTCTCCCCCCTTTTCTTTGACATAAGGAAAATAGAAAATGTCAGACCTTTCAAATTCCGAACCTTATTACGACCAAATTTCCCACGCCGCTCGTCCGGGGACTCGCTATGTTACTACAACCACAAGCTCTGTTACTGGCGTGTTTGCTGGGCTAGTTGCCATCACGGAAACCAAGTTCTATTCAATCACATCTACCGTGACTGGTATGGGTGCGATTGCAAATACAACCTTGGCGAGTGCAACCACAATTCCTGCTGGTGCATATCTTGCTGGTGATGTTTCCAATTTTCAAATTCATTCTGGCGTAGTCTTGGCCATTGGAGATTAATATGGCTGGTTACGGCTACGGAGCTTCCGTAAGCGGTAGCAGGACAGCTATTGTTGGCAGTTCTGGTGGAGCCGCACCCAGCGGGATTCCTGTAACGAGTACGGCAAGTGTGGTTATATCTGGAAACGCAACCTTCAATGGAACAGCGGTTAAAAAGATTAGCCCACAATTATGTCTGGGTTCTCCCCCATTTTCAGGACAATTATTTGTAGACTCTGGAGTAGCATATGCATATGGACTTGATATAGGCGTTGGGAAAATTTTAATACCACCACAAACATTGATTACTGATGACCCTATATTTGGAGTTCCAGATAAACTAGATACTCCATCCAATACTTGGAGGCTTGCAGATGCTCAATATGACCAAGAAAATGATAATTACATTATTAACAATATAGCAAACAACTCATCAACAGACGCAAATTACATACCCACATCTGGCTGGTCTCCATCCATCACCATCACCGCCGCTTAATGAATAATTAAAATCAATAAATTGACATCCCATAGCAATTAGAAATCCTAGTCTAAATGAAATATCCTATTTCAGTTTATTTGATCGCCGGTAATGAAGAAGATTACATTGAGCGTTGCCTCAAGTCGTTTGCCCCAATCGCAAAAGAAATGGTTGTTTGTATTTCTAGGGGGTCAGCTACGCCCGATAAGACAGAGGAGATTGCGAGTGGGTTGGGTGCAAAGATTGTTCACTACAAAAACCAAAGAGATGACTGGAATCATATAGACGATTTTGCAACTGCTAGGAACACGGCTTTAGATGCGTGTTCAAACGAATGGTGTTTATGGGTAGATGCTGACGATGTAATGGCAGAGGATGGCGAGAAGATTGTTGAAGAGGCTATTGACCTTGCCATCGAAAAAGACGCTCATCTTGTAGCGTTAAAATACAATGTGGACAATGCTGGACTCATTCCTCTTCGAGAAGAAATTTCAAAGAAAGGCACTTGCAGATGGAAAAACAGAGTTCACGAGATGCTTGTCACAAAAGAGCCAAACAAGACGATTGGCGTAGATAAGATTTTTCGTATCCACAAGCCACACGGATATAAGCCAAGAAGTGCGGAAAGAAACTTTAACATATTAGCCGACACGCTTGTTCCTGCACCTAACTCCCTTTATTACCAAGCTCAAGAATATTTCTTGTCGAATCAATATGAGAAATGCATAGAGTCGAGCAAGAAGGCTCTTATGTTCACAGAGCTAGAGGATACGCTTCGATATGATGTGCTTTGCAATTTAGGCAGAATCACGCCAGACAATGAAAGGCTAAAATGGCTTGGTGAGGCAGTAGCATTAAACCCAGATAGGAGAGAGGCTTATTTTTATATAGCTAATCACTATTCTGGAAAGGGGAATTGGCTCAAGACCTATGGGGCTATGCGGTCTTGTTTGACTCTTCATAGGCCAAGGGTTCACTACTGGAATCTTGTAGAGGCAATTTACAACTGGCAAGCTATGGATTTATACGAAACTGCCTCGGTATGCATGGGAGAGGCTAGTGAGGCTGATAAGATTAAGAAGATGCGACCAGCACCCAAGATCAGCATTATTCACGCAACAAAGGGGAGGCCGCAGATTGCTTGGCAAAGACGCTGGCAGTGGCTTTCCTTGGCTCAAAATCCCCTAGAAATTGAGTGGCTATTTATCGTTGATCACGATGAAGCCATCGACTACACCCCACATCAAGCCATTCGAGTGAATCCGGGCGGGATTATCAATGCTTGGAACGCAGGGGCAAAACTAGCCAAAGGGG